AGACCAGTGCCGATGCCGGTACTAGCCTCAGATATAGATCGATTGAAGCGTGTCAAACCTTTTTCTAATTCTTCGGCTGACGCACCTGTTTGACCGGCGGCAAATTGTAATGATTGCAGTTCGTTGACCGTCATACCAAGGCGGCTTGACGCTTTCGCCAGATCGTCTATTTGATCTGCCATTAGTTTTAGACCGGCACCCGCGCCAAGTGCCACAAGTGCGCCTTGTACGCTCATTATTGACCGTTTGACGCGGCCTAATCCGGCGGCAACTTTGCCAAATGCAAGTTGCGTCTTATCAATGGCCGATATGGTAAATCTAAGATTTTGATCGGCCATCTTCCATCACCTTATAATACGCGAACCATTCGTTTAATTCACTCAGCGTCAATTCTTCGATTTCGCCTTGTGTCTTGTGCAAACGATCCGCCAAGGCCATCATATTTAGCCGAAGCGGATCTTGCTTTAGTTTTTTTCAGCGTCCTCAACTGTGTCAACATCGCCAAACATTTTGCCAGCAATATCACTGATCAGCGTCACGCTTTCTTTCATAAGATACATCTTATCTTCTAGCGTGAATAGACGCTTGCCATCGGCATCTTCAGCTTTTGCAATAATCAGATCGATCATACCCGTGATCGTCATATTGCTAAGAAAATCTTTATGTTTTCTTTGTAGCTTGTCGATGTCTCCGGCGGTAATAGGGCCACAGTATATAATCAATGGCTGATCTTCTTCGCCCCACTCAACAACCTCGATTTGTTTACGTTGCAACGCACGCCGCGCCGCTATCTGTTCTCCCAAGCCCATTATTTACCTCATCAAGTTACGGTTGTTTCAGTCAGACCGCCGGTGCCTTGGAAGCTGTAAGTAGCGGTCACGATACCGTCAGATGTTACACCGATTGACCGGCTGGTTACAATAGCTGAACCGGTGAGCTTGTGGTCACCCGATGTATTGCCTTCCATCTGCAAGTTCAATGTGATGCTGTCACCGGCTGTGCAGTTATTTTGCGCGGTGTCAGTATCGTCAAAATATGTTTCAACTGTGCCGCTGAAATCTTTGAAGCTGGCCACATATGTTTTGGCGGTATCGCCCATTGCGGTATCTTCAATGGTGTCTGCGGTTTCATCTACAGAAAAGCTGATCACTTCAGCCATAGCGTCTGTGCCGATAAGAACGACACCATCGTTGCCTTTAAAAGTTGCCATCGGTTTGTCTCCTATGCGGCAGTTTCAACGTCATTTTCAACGGTGCGATATTCGACCGTTATGGTGAAGCGACCAACGGCTACCGGCTGTTCGCCATCACCCGCAAAATCAGCTTCAAACGCAGTGATCTGTGCGTCTTTAGCCAGACCACCAAGCGTTACATCAGCGGCAATGGCTTCTTCAACCTGAACCGCAATCGTGTCTAGCGTGTTGTCATAATTCGACACGCCTTTGACGTAGGCCTCAACAGCCACGTCCAAAACTCTATTTACTGAACGTGGCAAGCCGATTGTATCATATTCGCTTGTCTCGCTCTTTGAATATATAACCAACGCTGGCAGGTTTGTTTGTTCCAGCGGAAATATCCGGCTTCGGAATACATTACTGCCCGTTGTTGCCAAACCAGTCAGCGTGGCCACGATGTCATCGCGTATTTGCTGTCTAACGTGGCTCATTGCTTTTCCAATACCAGTGTGGTCATACCAGTCCCGTCATCCTGTACGATGCGGATTGTGTAACCAGTTGCATTGATCGTGATTGTATCGCCTTCAGCGGCGGCGGAAACGTCTGCGGTGCGGCAAACAAAGCGTGGCTGTTGCAATGCAAACCCAACGCCGCCACCAGCATCCACCTCAACAAATTCATTGTCAAAAATGCCATTTACTGTGGCCGCATTATAGGTCGCGGCAACGCCAAAATCATCAATGCCAACAAATATGGCACGATCATTTGCGCTTTCGACCGCCATTATTCATCGCCCACTTTAGCTACTTTGGCCACTTTAGCTGGCTTGTCAGACCATAATTTTGCATAACCACGATCAATCAGCTTTTGCGCTTCATCTTCGCGCACATCGTGATCTTCACCGGCCAGCATAATCCCAACGCTACCGGCTTGGCAGTCTTTGATCGTTGTAATTTTGATATATCTATTTGGCATTTTTCTTTGTGTTCCGCTTAATTAGGCTGGCGGCTGATTTCTTTGTCAGACCCACAGCGCGATCAGTGATGCCAATCTTATCTTCATAAACCTCAACGCGGCCAGTGTTGACCAGATCAAGACCCATACTTTCTGACACCTCAACAATATCACCGACAACGTGTGCCACGCCTTTTATCACGATATTTCTTTTGCACTTGATTTTCATCAAAATCCCCTATGGGTAAGACGGGGCGACCGAAGCCGCCCCGCTTGTGATTTAGGCATCGATGTCCAAGCACGCGGCGAATGATTGCGCGTGACGAACAGCAATGTCCAGTTCTTGCATTACGCGGATGCGTACTGCGCCGGTTGAACCGGCTGTGTATGGATCGACCAACACGTCTGGTGTTGAGAAAAAGCCCATCATCAACTGTGAGAAATCACCGAAGATCATAGCTGACGCTGTGGTCAATGTGCCTTTGGTCAGATCTGATGGTACGTTGTTGGTCACTGCCAAATTGTATCCATACAGGCTGTTCCAAGGTGCATCCAGCAACATTACGCTATCTGTTGAAGCGACCTTTGATGTTGATGCCATCAAAGATTTCACTTTCGGGTTTGTCAGATAGGCAAGTGTGTTGCCATTGATCGCGGCGTTGTCAACTTCAACTTCTTTGACCAAGTTAACGATGTCGTCCCAAGCAATCGCGCCACCATTGGTGCCGATAGCTACTGAACCGATGCCAGCAGTGTCGATGATGCCTGATGGCTCATTAGACCCGCCGCCTTCGATGGCAACATCTTCAACTTTTTGTGCAATCGCGTTCAACAGATCGTCACGAACGATTTGCTCAACTGATGGGTCAGACTGGATCATCAGCAGACGTGAAACGTCTGTGAATGCACCAAGTGACTTTGGTGACATTGTGATCTGTGAGAAAACAGCGTTCACTTCAGATGTTGCGCCGTTCTCAGCCACGAAACCGGCAGATACGCCAGTTGCCAGCTTTGGAATAGCCACATCGCCACGCAGACCAGTCATAAAGCGTGCGCCAAGTTCGTTGAACACTAAGCGTGCGCGTAGTGCGTCAACAAACTGATCGCCAAGATGATCAGTACCGACCAAGTGGCCACCGGCTGTTGCTGTGCCAACAGTCAAGTCACGCCGACCGCCCCAGAAGCTATCTGGTGCATAGAAACCGCGTGCTTCACGACCAGACCGCTTTGCGATTTCGTCAGAAACTTCAGCTTCCAAACCTTTCAGACCGGAACCATTTACTAGACCGCGAACAGCTTTCATAAATGAATAATCACGCTGTTCTTTAGCTGACATATCAACCGCACCGGCTGACTGCTCTAATGGCTTGCCTTCGCCAATGGCGTCAAGCAATACTGCGCGGAATTGCGCCACTGACAGACCGTCACCAATGGCTTGATCAGCCAAATCGCGGCGGTTGTGCTTAACAGCAAGATTGATGATCTCGCTGGCATTCTTTTGGAAATCACGCTTGGCGGCTTCAGCGGCGGCTTCGCGGATTTCGTTTTGATCAACTTCTGACATTTTAACTGTCTCCTTATCTTTGATCATTGGTTCTACAATTTCAGCACTGCGGTTCACACCGACACCAGCGTCAGCGGGAACAGATACAATGCTGGCTTCATATGGAATCCACGAAGAAATGCCGACCGTCCCGTCAGATCTCTTATCTTCCATTTGACGTATCTGATAGCCAATAGACACATTGGATCTGATACCGTCTTTGACATCATCATACACTTCTCTTGCAAGCGCACTTTTTCCAAAGCGCACAACTGCCCGTAGTCTGCGGTCAGCTTCATCAAGATAAGTGCGTTCGACAACGCCAATCTGCTTTGTCATATCGTGATCTAACAGCAATGGCGCGTGGCCGCTGTTCATCCGTGACAAATCTATTGCTTCGCGGGTGTGCCGTAAAACCTCTAAACCAAAAGAGCGTTCAACAGGTTCTTCAGATGACAGCGACATACGCACGCGCCGGTCATCTTCATCGACCATATCAGCTTCAGCCGCGCGGAAAACTAGTTCGCCACGGTCAAAGCGTTCTTCAATTATTTCAATTTCATCAGTCATTGGTGCATTATCAACCAATTCATCTGATTTTTCAATGTGGTCTGCTTCAGACATTTTCAACCCCTTCATCAACGGTTGGTGGCACTGGTGCTTTTGTGCCAAATGGTTGGAAAGCGGTTTCAATGCCATAACGGTCGGCCAGTTCGCTTTCGCGGTTAATCTGTTCAAATATTTCTTCAGTATCGCGCCCATATTGGCTGTGAACGTCTTGCAAGCTGACGATGCCATTATTCAGCGCAATCACGCTGGCTTGAATTTCTTTTTGCGGGTCAACCCACGCAAAGCCGCGTGGCCGGTATATCACTTGATCAGCAAATAGGTCGTATTTACCCATTGGCAAATTGATACGACCAACTGTGATGGCCATTTCTAGCCAAGCGCGGTAAATCGGGTCAATAAACTGATCGATCATAAACTGCTGGATCATCTTGAAATGGTCACGATCTTCGATGGTGCCTTGCCGGATCGATGAATAGCTAACACCTTCCAGATTGTTTGCCAGTGATACATAGCTGACACCAAGACCTGACGCTATGCCGCGCAATATGGCTTTTTCAAATTCATCAAAACTTTCGGTGCCGCTTGATGGATCAAATGCCGTGAATGACATACCTTGCGGCAGTTGCGTAAATGTTCCGGGGCTGGCGTCCATAATCGGCGCGTTATTGTCGTAATCGTCGCCGACAAAGCCGTCACCTTCGGGGCTTGTGAAAAAGCCCATCTTTGACGCGGCCACCCGC